TCATATCCCACAAAGCCGTTTTCGGGCCAGTCTTGGCCGGTGTTTTCATCAGACAAAATAGCCTGATTGTTCCCCCCGTTGTGCGTACCACCCGTCAGCTTGAGCGTGAGGCCCTCGTCAATATTTTCTTCCAGATACGGGCCGCCCACAAAAGGAATGTCTTCAATTGTCCAATTGTCATCTGCAAGCCTCGATAATTTTTGGGGATGATATTTCGGGTGGGTCAGATAGATTACATCGGCACTTTCGACAAAGTGGATGTCAAACAGGTCGTCTTCTTCGTAGGGACTTAGAATCTCGTAGATTTTGGCAACAGTTCCACCGCCGCTGTATGTACTGGTATAGTTCCTGCTGTCAGTCCCATTCAGCGTAAAACTGGTGGAATCGACTTTGGTAATAGTATATTCTGTATACTGATTTCCAGCATATTCAAGCCCCGGAAGACCAGTTTGTGTGACACCATCTATGTTGTATAGTCTCACCACGTCAAGGCTGTCATAGCCATGTGCCGCAGAGGTGACAATCTTAACGGGACTCGAACCACTTAACACAATACCCGCCGCGTATAAATCCAGCGCGATATGCCCGGTCATTACTCTGTCGGGCACTCGATAGATTTTGTACTTATCGCCATCAGTGAATACGCCCGTCGAAAGCGAGGTTACAGTAAGCGTGGTGGCGGTATTGGAGGCGATAACACCGCGGCCCCCGGTTGTAGTATTCTCTACCCACAGGCCGATAAGTTCATTGATTCCCCACGACTGGGTAGTATCCGTCAGAACAGTGGCATTCGTTGATTCGTTTTCCCCTGTGGTGTTGGGCCAGACGTGCCGGAAGAACCGGATATACCGATGCCCGAATTCCAGCACCATCGTATCTTCTGCCGAGAACTCAAAGCGTACCAGACGGCACTTGCGGTTGCTGTATTTGGTCGCCGCGACGTACCTTGTCCCTGGTCGCTTGGTCGCCCCACCCTGAGACAGAGGGATGGCGTTGACCATCTGGGAACAGCCATTGTAATATTTGGCTATGTCCGTACGGCCATCCAGATAAGGGGAAAGTTCCCCCGCATTAAAACTGTTCTTTATCAGTTTAGCCATTAGTAGCCGGAATAGTGGACGGTATAGGCTTCGGTTCCAGTGAGTGTGGTTTCATCCCAGAGGACAAACCATGTCTTGTACCCCAACGTGTCCAGATAAAGTCTGGATACTCGCCCACCAGCGGCGGTGTCAACCTCAGCAACCGATGTAGGCCAATACCATGTCGTATTGGCTATAGTGTCGGCGTAGAATGTCCCATCTGTGGCCACTTGCGCCCCGACGGTAATCGTTCCTGTCCCCACATAAATCACATCGCCATTGGGTCTTGCACAGTACAGATGGAACACCGCGCTATCATTGTCTGCTGCCCCTGAAAACCAGATTTCCAGAGCATTGACATTTTCTCCAAGCTGACAAGCGTGAGAGGGGATATTGGCATTTTTGCTTGTGGTCGCACCAAGCAGTACATCGTTGTGGTCCGACGTAGCATGCAGGGCACGCAGAATACCATTGCCCAGACGCGACGTGGAAAGCGCAGCACCCATCAGGCAGGTCAGCACAATGACAATACCCAAAAGACTTGCAAATCGTTTCATTTTAACTCCCATAACGTGAATTCCACCATAAACTTTTGAATAGTGTTTTCGGCTTGCCCTGCTGGGCATCGACTGACCTTGCCTTGCGGATGGTCAGGTCTTCATATTCCTGCATTAACAGGTCTTTGTTTCGGGGATTGTTGGTAATCGGCACAATCAGTTTAATGGCCAGGTTATGAACCATTGCATCAAGAAATCGTGGACTCCATGAGGTAGTATCAGTATTGTAATAGATGTATTCGACATAGAGTACACTGTAATCCCCGGATTGAGTTGTGACATAAGAAGCATCGGTTGACCATGCGGTTGCGGTAAAGCCCGTATTAACCAGATAGGTCACATCGCTGTACGAGATATACTGCCCGGCGACATAGGTATCGCCCACAGTATAAGTCGCCGGAGACTGAGCCTTATCCGTCAGGATATACCCGTCTTCCACTTCCCAATCTGTCCAGTCGTTATCCCCATCGCCAATCAGCAGTATCTTCACGCAATCCGTCGGCAGGGCAAAGCGGTAAGTATAGCCAAACAGCGGGGCGGTGGAATCTTCCAGAAGCATCGCCCGCTTCTTGTGCTCATTCCAGTTGTGTTCGGAAAGCGTCTCTTTGAGCGATGGGACATAAAATCGGTCACACAGCTTGTACTGCTTGGTGTTCGTCTGATTGGAGGCAACTTCCACCTCACCAATCAATCCCAAGGCCAGATTGCAGACTGTGATTTGTTCGGCTGATAATGCCATGAAGACTCCGAAAGACAGGGGGCGAGAGGTCGTCCCGCCCCCTTAGTTACCTGCTTAATCCATCACATACAGCGTTGTGAGAGTAATCACAACAGCGGCAGCGACGACTTGTGAGGCGAACTGGATAGACACAACAGAGTCAGCAGTAAGAGCCGTCTGTGAGAATGTGTCCAGCGCAGGGATAACCAGCTTCACCGGGCCTGCACTCAGGTCGGTAATCGCACCCGTGGCAGTTGCGGGAGTCCCGCCAACCTCGATAGTGCCTGTAGTCGCTGCGGTGTTATCGTCTGCCTGAAAGATAAAAGCGAGAACACGTGCGCCCTTCGGCACAACGCACATATTGAGTTTACAGGTTGCGGCAAGCGTATCCGCCGGAACGGTGTAAGTCCCAGTCGCGGACAACAGCGGTTGCCCCCAAAGTTTCGTCACCAGGTTGGAAAGCCCGCTTGCGGCGTATTTCGTGTATTCAGTACTATTAGCAGTTGTTAAAGCAGCCATTTATAGTTTCTCCTGTTAAATTAGACAGCGGCACATTCAATGCACAGAACAAGGTCTTCGTGCATACGGATAGCGTTACAGCCAAAGTCGGCCTTAATCTGCCAAGCATCGCCGACCATATCGACACGCTTGTCAATTGAAAAAGTCGGGGCCAGATGAGAAGCGAATTTCAGGCCGTCTTTGACCCAGCACCAGCATTTGTAAACATTGGTGTCGGAATCGATATCATTCAACGAACCCAGCGTAATCGCGTTGGTCAGAACAAAGTTCACACCCATCAACTGACGAATCTGGCGATTCATCAACGCCTTGATGTCGGACGTGTCGGAACTTTGCAGAACCGCATTTCTCCGAAGGTCTCGAAGCTGGCGGAACCCACAGGCCAGATACATCGGCGTGCCATCGGGGATACCGAGGTCGGCGAATTTCTGCTGGGCCAGAAGAATCTTGTCTTCCGTCAGGCCAGTCGAAGTCCCGCCTTTGTCGCCGTCAACCGTTGCGTCGTGAGGAATTGTGCGACCCGCAGCATTGTAAATCGCGGTGTTGGTGAATGTGTACGTGGTGTCGCCGGGGTCTTTTCCGCCCTGCACCGGGGCATCCATAGCCTCGATGATGACATCGCGTTTCTTTCGTTCTATGTAATAAACCATCGATTGAATAAACGCCTGAGTCGGGTCGGACTGCATAGCGATATTGTCCTGCCGGTCAACCAGTTTCGGTTCGGGATAGAAATATCTGGGGAATAGAAACCGCCTGCGGAAGTCATTGTCGCCGTGTGTAATGGTTTCAAACCGCGTTTTCTTTTCCTTGCCGGTCGAAACGCCGATGTCGTCAAACGCCATAAACTCGCCTGACAACTGAGTCATGTCCACAGTTCCCTCGAATGGGTTTTTCATTTCCTGCGGAACCTGCATGTAGCCCGTTGTGTAGGACTTGATAAACATGTCAATATAATTGGGGTCAGCCATTGTTTTTCTCCTAAGTCGTTTTGAATTGTTTGTTCACGTTGTCGCTTAGGTTGTCCTCGCGGGCCACTGCTTCATTTAACGTCTGATAGACGGTCAAGGTCAATAGGGCGCGTGCTTGTCTATTAACTGTTGAACAACTCGATATACCGCTTAAAAACAGTTGCGTGTTCCGGGTGCATCCCATTTTTAAACGCATCGGACTCCATAATTTTGCGCAGTTCTTCCTGCTTTGAAATTGTGGCATCCGGGGTCTTGGGCTTCAAAGTGTCTTCCGACAGTTTGCTGTTGAGCTTGGCAAGCATTTTGATGGTTGTCGGGTTATCGGCCAGTCCCAATGCTTCCAAATCTGCCAGAATTTCCAGCTTTTCAGCCGTTGCTTTTGCCTGCTTAAAATTGTCTTCGTACTTCTCTTTCCATTCGGCCTTGAGTGCCTCAGCCGCTTTTTGCTTCGCTTCTGCCGCCTGTCTTTCTCCAGCCTCTATTGCCGACTGCATGGCTTCCATCTGGAAGTTCACCAAGTCATTGAATTGAGCCGCGGTGATGTTCTTGCTGTGGGCGAATTTCTTGAAATTGTTCAGGAGGTCTTCATTCAGTTCGACCTTGATATTCTCGCCCTTTTTGAACTCATACTTGTCTGGGCTTTCAGGGCGGCCCAGTTTGGTGTAGATGGTGCTGATAGCCGCATCGTCAAGCTGGTCTGGGATGTTCAATTTGCTCTTAAAACCACCGGCAAATTTCTCCATCTCACTGTAGGATTTCAACACTTTTCCAACATCATCAAACTGCTTGGCCTGCAACACAGGCTTAAAGTCGGCGGGTGCCGCCTCGATGTTGATTTTACCGTCTCCCGTTATCCAGCTTGCGGGCTGGGCAGGTGTGGTGTCACTCATTTACTTTTCCTTTATTTATTTGTCGCTGGATGTAGAGGTAAACACTGCGTTCACCTTCCTTGTACGCGGTTATCATCGGTTCAGGGTCATTGACATTGAAACTGGTAATGTCAATATGGCACTGCTTGGCAAGGTCATCCAAGACCTGTTTGCCATAGTCCGATGTGAATGTCATGCGATAGGCCGTAGCCCGCTGTTTGTCTTTTAATTCGTGTTCGGTCATATCATGTCTGCCAGAGGTATACCCTGTACGTTCTTAATGGCCTGCGAACCCGTAGCGGCGATTTCCGCCATCTGTGCGGCTTGCCGGACTTGTTTGGCTTCGGCCCGCGATTCCTCAACATCTTGCTCGTCTCTGAGTACATCAGCAGGGACGCCGATGTTAATAGCCGATACCCTAAAGGCTTTGTCCATATCCATATTGTCGAGAACTGGATAGAACTGCTGGTAGGGACTCCATTTGGCAATGGTCAGTTCGATGGCCGAGGTCTGCATGTTGGACATCGCCAGGGCCAGTCTGCCCTGATAGGTAATGTCCACATTGACGCCAATCGTCTCAATCTGGTTGCTATCGGTGAGAAGCTGATAGCAGTCCATAATCAGTGGGTCAAACTGTCCCTTTTGCAGACCTATAATCGGGGGGGCGAGCATCACCAGCTTTTCTTCCACCCGCTGAGAAGCCTCATAGGCCGTCATATTGTGATAATCAGCCAGAGCGTTAAACAGGTCGTTGAAGAACATATCGCTGACATTCTTGCGTTCCTGCTGAATAAGTTGGTCTGTCAGTTGAGCGTTAACACCAATCCTCATTGGTTCTGGTTTTGACGCGCCTGCACGATAGTATAGGTTCGACAGTGGGCCAATGACAGGCTGAGTAATTACGCTGTCGTCTTCCATCAAAATAGGAGGCAGTGCCTGCAGCTCTGACCCCATAACAAACGTGTACCGCATCTTGTTGAGCATCTTGATATCCGGCAGGGCGTCCATCGCTGGAGAACGCCCCATCAGTTCATCCGGAGATTGGTCAAAGCGGCCTATGCGGTAGGGGTTTCGCCTGAACCCACCTTCTTTAATCTTTTTCTCGCTCTGAATTTCGTAGTACTCAGAGACAAAGGGCATCCCCCGGTAGTCAGCCTTGTTGGTATCGTAGTCTTCGCGTGGGTACACACAGTGGACGCACTCGAACTTGTCAGCGAAGTTCTTGGCTTCGTATGCCTTTTTGACTTCTTTAGAGACGGCATCAAGACCAAACTCCTGTACCATCTGCCTGGCCGTCCAGAAAAACCGGCGAAAAACGGTATCAATCTGGCCCTTGGAGTTTTCCTCAAAGAAGATGTCGGCAATATGGTAGTTTCTGAACACCAGTTCCGTGCCTACCAGTTCGACCGAGATACACCCCGTCCCAAAGACACACAGAGAACGGATGTTGGTAAACATTTCCCGCTGGAAGTTCGACCGCCAGATGGCCGAATGGATAGACTGTGTAGCCTTGCTTGCCCGGCGTGCAATG